TCCTGCGATAGAACATAGAATTCTGGATTATCATCATTCCATACTTTCTTCTTCAAGTAGTCATCGTGCATTAAAAATTTGTTCCAAATGTGAATCGATCTTTTAATTTGAAATATTAATGAAACATATCTTACAATAACACGTTCAGGTCCACCCAATTCTATGAATCTTTCTGGATATAAAATTTTGGATATAATCCAAAAATCATCATTATCTGGTTCTCCATTAAAATCCCAATTAAAACCAAGAAATTTAATTTCTTCGTTGTAACTAGAAATAATTGATTTTTGCAAATGAAGACGAAAGTCAAAATCTTCAAAAATCTTTTTTAATATCTTTTCTTCTCCATCTTTAATATTAATAATGAAATCGTCACCCTGGACTAGATATTCATCATTTGAAAGAAAAACTCCTCGTACTATTATAGAGAAATAATTCAATACGAATATTAAACAATAAGAGTTAATAATTGATGTAAACCAACAACCGGTAGGATTAGAACCTTTTGAAACATAAATTCTCCCATCAGTAGATATTATTGGAGAGTTGATCAGATAGTAAACTAGGTAACTTGCTTTGTCCCAAAGACTTCGATCTATGAACTGAAAAGCCGTTGAATAAAGAGCAACCATCAAGGATTTCGAAACTGACACATCACATTTACTTAAATCACCACAAAAAACTCTTCTATTTGTATATCTTGCATTCTTTCTAACAACATCTATCTTCCCAGATATTTTGACTCTAGTTAACCCAATCGTTATGTTATCGAAAGTTTTCAAGAATAACTCTTTGAAGTCTTTGAAAAAGAAAACTTCTAAAATTATTATTAGAAAAGGAGCACCTTGAATTTGCCTAATTTTAATCTTTTTCTCAATTCCTTTAGATGTTTTGATTAATTGAGATTGAAACCTATGAAAAATAATGATTGGTAATTTCCAAAGATATTTATTTGTTCTAGATTCTTTAAAGAATTTTAAATAGTCTATTTTCGTTGAATTAACAACTTTTTTGTCTCCTTTTTTACCAAAATATGGATATCCTGATGATGTATTTTTCGGTATATGGAAAGTGCAATTCTCAAATTTTCTAAATCCTTTGTAGATCCTCCCCTCTTTTCTAAGCTTGTTATTAATGTGTAATAGCACGTTAACAAATTGATTGGAATCTATCTTAGTAAAATCAGGACCTTTGTTTTGAGCGATAAGTTTTAATGTTTCTGCATCAGATTCTTTAACATCTGTTTTGGAAGGTGTAACATCAATATCAATGATATTTAATTTATCTTTGCCAAAAACATTTCGTAAGAGAGATACAGCACCTTTCTCAAAACCGGGGGTCGAAAATTGATTAATTCTATTCACCAAGCCTCTCAGATTATCAAGTTTAATCGTAAAATTGAAATCTTTTTTCACACTTTTAATAAGTGAATTGTAACAATCAATTAGCTTTATGCTGTTTTGATCAGATACTTTTCCTAAACCTAGGAACTTATAATAAAAAACCATTTTTTGAATATGGTAAACAATTGTTAATAAAAGCCTCATCAGGTGATGAGACCCACTTTCATCGATGTAACTTTTAGACTTGGATCGCGAAGCCAAGGATTACATCCCGACCTTTTCCCATGGATCGTTTAAGTGGAATGGGAATAGAGAAAGATTCTCCATTACAAGCATCCATTCTTAGTGCACCATTTCACAAACTCATGTAAGTGTTAAATAAATGGAAAGTATCGTAGAGCGCTGATTCATAAAGCGTATAACTCCCTTTTTCAATCAAACCACAGGGTTCCGTTTTCAATGCATGACGCACATTCAACGTATCATTATAAGGTAAAAGTCACTCTTTAAATTCCAGAGCTAGCTCAGTGGGTCCCTTTTTTATCACCAAGAAAGTGATGAGATATCCAGTCGTGAACATGACTGTTTTTTATTATAAGTTCCTAGGTTTAGGAAAAGTATCTGATCAAAACAGCATAA